CGTTCAGATTTCCGCCAATATTTACATTTGTTCCTATACCAACAGAAGATGCATCTAAGAAGTAAGAACCTGCAGCAGTTTCCACAATATCACCTGCAGCATTAAGACTTATAGATGACTCAGTACAAAGCACAATATCTTCTGCAGCAACAACAGAAATAGAACCATTTGACCCAACTCTAATATTTCCTGTTGCAGCAACATCAACCGTCGAATCTGTGGTTATCATGACACCTTGTTTCGAGTTGAAGTTTTGCCCGCCCTTCATTGTTTGCACATTAAGGGTGTTGCCAATATTGATATTCATATCGCTTTCTTTAACTGTTAAATATGCATTCTTTTCTGATGTACTGTGCCAGTTATTCAGCGCTTGCATGACAATGTTTCCGCCTTCCCCTTTACCATCACCTTTATAATTCCAGACTGGTATGGTTTTCTCTTGTGGAACATTATTCACATCATATGTAAATTTAGTTTCTTCCTCTGTTGTATCTTTAGCAGCCTTCATGAAAATATTTTGACCGGCTTCGATATTAATATTTCTATCTGCACGTATATTAAAGTCTCTCTGTGCTCTCAGAGAAATATTAGATGCCCCAAAGATATCAATATTACCTTTGTCATCAATTTCTATCCAGCCTGTCCCGTCGCGGTTGATAACATACACAAACCCGCTTGTTTCATTAATTCTAATTTGGGCACCAGATTTAGTTGCAAGTTGAATATATTCCCCACCAATATCGTCATCCATAATAAAGGATGAGCCACCTTGACGTCGAATATCTCGATCAATCATTTTATCATTTAACGGTGGACCGGGTGTTAGTATTCCAAACACTCTGCTTGGGGATTCTCTTTGGGCGCTTGAATCAGTTATTCCTCGACTTGGGTCTGTTATTAAACCCTGATTTCCTAGACCTTTAAATTTTGTTCCTTCATAAGGACGAGTTGCTTGTTCAGGTATGGTAATATTTGAATTGTTTTTATTATATTCAGCGACAGGTATATTTTTTCCACTATACTGATAATTGTTTTTATTGGATGCCATACCTGGCACCATGTTGTTCATAAATTGATTATATAAACATCCGATCCATATACCTCTTGCGGGATCTCCGTTTATAAACATAACTAATACCTGATTGTTTATATCTGGAGGCACCATCCACATACCGTAAGAGGTTTGTGTACCTTCAAAAGATTCTATATCACCAGCACTTGTTGTATAAACATTTGTTGCTCCAGCAAATGGAGAGCAATAATCTACAATAACCCACCCATCTCTTTCTTCTGGTGCTGAACCAAATTCTGGAATCCAGACGCGCAATCTTCCCATTTTTTGTACATCTGCCGCATCTTTAATGAAACCCATATAGACACCATTCATCGTCGGACTTCTGCCCAGCGGTTGAAGCGAGTCTTGAGATGTCGGTTTAGAAGTTCTAGTATGCGTATTTAGGTATGCCATTTTATCCGGAAGTTGGTGGTAGTGGTAATTTTGCGGGAATGTAAGTCTGCGCCTTTGCCACCAAGTCGAATGATGGTACGGGAGGTATATTAGATAGTGCTGAGGCTTGTAATTGTCCAGCAGTTTTTGTACCTAGATCTTTAATTTCGCCTGCAGTATTTCTAATGGTATCCGATACACCTTTTACCTGGTTCTTTAATGAATCAGCTTGAGCTCTTAAATCTTTAATTGTAGATGTGGCACCATTAATAAGTTTACTAGTACCAGTAGCAGTTGGTGGCACAAGTTTTCCATTTTGCAATAGACTTTCTGCAGTAGCTTTTGTATCACTCTTCTTGACATCTTCATTAATTCGATTAATAAGATCCTGAGTATCGATTACCGGGTCAAGTTGGCATTCTAACTCTTGAGTGAATTTACCCATTTCAAATTTATTTGTAAGCCTTAATACTCGATAAACTCCGGTAAACGCTTGAACTTCAGTGTATGGATCGGGATTATCGGGATTAGCCGTTTCATTGTAAATTCTGGGTGTCCTAAATCTAATAATAATAAAATTATCTGTGCCAAAGAAATTTACCGATTTTGGGGATTTTTCTTTGTGTGCAGATTTTATATACGCTATAGCTTCGTCTTGCGGCATTTTCGACAAGTAATTATACTTGCCTCCGGTGACGGGCTGAGGGAATAGCCAAAATGGATCACCCTTTATGACCATTTTGATATGAAGTAAGCTTGCATCAACAGTTGAATATAATGCAGTTGAAAACAAGCTTGCAAGTTTATTTTTTCCTGAATCACTATTACTTATTTTACCTTGTCCTACTGACGATTCCTGCATTGCTTCGTGGAATGGTATTGGACGTAGTTTTCCTTTACTTGTTGCTATAAATTCTTGATAAGCCTGCTTTACCTCACGACTCTCGAGATCAAGGTCCGAAATAAATTTTAATTTAGGATTAATGGGCGTTGTTATTGCTATCGCTCTTTGTTTCTCTGTGTTTAATGCATCATCAATCGCATTAGTTGATGCACCCTGAACATCGGGTAATGTGGCTCCATTTACTAATGGTGGATTTACAACTCCACGGCCCGCACCAGCAACATTATCTGGCAGAATTCCTTGCGCAGCACCGACAATACCTTCCTTTTTAAGTTGAGCAGCGCGTCTGGTAAGTGCTAGCCTGTCTTCGGGTTTGGTAGTTTTCAATAAAGTTGTTAGTTTTATTTTTTCACTATCGGGGAGTTTTGAAGCTAAAATAGCTTCATTAGCTTCTTTTAATAATCTAGGCAAGTCGGCTTTATTGTCGTCTCTTGATGCACCATTTTGCATTGTGATAACTTTTCTTACCATTTCGGTAATTTTTGTTTCTTCTTCTGCATTTCTTTGAAGTACTGGCCCCTGATCTGAGCTAGAAGAATCGTAATATACTCCACCAAATCTAGATAATGCTGCTGCAAAAGAAAAATTCATATTAAGGTCAAAAGAAACAACCTGGTCATTTAAACCAGTAAATATATAATTATATTTTTTCTTTAAGATTTTCTTTCTTATATATTCATCTAACTGTTGCTTACTTGCTTCTATAGTACCTGATGTTCCGCCTGTCTGAGTCGGACTTGCTGGGTTAGCTCCTAAATCATACTCAAATACAAAAATAGTAATTTCTAAAGCATTATTTTGTCTCTTATAATCAAAAACAATTGGGCGAGTTTCTGTTGTGATTCTCCAGAACTTTTTCATCTTATTAATTGATTGATTAATAGTTCCCGGATTTGCACCGGCAGTTTGATTTTGTGCATCTGTCATTTGACTTTGATATTTTTCTGTATTTGCTAATAAGGCATCTACAACTTTATCAATACTTGTTCCGGAAAAGAATGAGGCAGTCTTATTTTTTAATATTTCGAAGTCTCCGCCTCGATAAGAATTATCGTTATCTTCTGTAGGAATAATTTTCGTTCTAGCTAATTTTGAATCTACAATAATTTTATAAGTATCGGCTTGGCTATAATTGTTTATTAATTTTAGAAATTGGTCATCATTTAATTTTTGCTCCAATGCCTTCATTGCATCGCCAAAATATTCGATATCATTCAATACAACTCCATGTTGTATTGCAAAATATGTATTACTCTGTGCCAATTCATTATAAACAATAGCTTCAAATTCATAGCGTGTTCCAACAGTAGTGACATTTGCTTTTGCATTGCTTAATTTGATTGGCCATACCCAACTAAGGGCGCTTAAATCACCTGGCTGTCCATCTTCCCCAGCGGCAGAAGATTCAGCAGTTCTTCCCTTGAATGTTAATTGTAAATAACATGGCATAACAAACCAATTGCCAATACCAAGTAAGACAGATTCGTAAAACATTTTATCTAACAAGCCAGCACCAACAGGTTCGACAATCTCGAATCTCATCCTTGTTTGAGTACCAGTCCCTGCCTCGACTGACGGGACTGCAATAGCTTCCATTTCTACACGGTCAATTGTTAGATCAGAGACGCCACTCTCAACAACGATAGTTTGTTTTTCTGGGTCAAGGAAATCGCCATTTCTGGCTACCTCTGTCGAGACCATAAAAAGTTTGAAATGGTAAGTCACTGTGTCGTAATTGTCTAAAATATTAGATTGAAAATCTAATATTACTTGTTCGCCTTTGCCACTATCATCGTGAGGTATTAGGGCTATGTCAGGTATATCCCTGGGTGAGTCCATAGCAATCGATGCTGTGAGTTTTTCATTAACTGAGCCGGAAGCGATTTGGGCAAAACTCGGTCCCTTAGACATTAAGTCAGGTAATACAGGAGCATTGATGGTTACATTGTCTGGCAATTCGATAATTGCCCTTGTTGATGGAATACTATTTCCTAATGCGAAGTCTTTATTTGCCATTATTGTTTAAGAGGGTTAGGTGGTGTGAAAATTTCTAATCCCGAAACAAAATCATTTATAGGATCCATAATTAGATTAGGATTTCTAAGTGCGAACACCCACCATAACGCTGGTGTCCCATATAACGCTTGACTTAGTAAATCCGGACGTTGGTCGAATTCTGGTGGAATAACATATAGGTCATCAAATTCACTTCTCGAAACTGGTCTGCTAACCCATAAATCTAAATACCAATCCTTGACTGGTGTCAATAAATATTGACTTGTGTCTTTTGAATTTTGTGCCATTAAATATAACCCTTATTAATCAATGCACCTGACCTAAATTTATCCAAGTTAAATTCATTTCTAACTGTGATAGGTGTATATTGAGTGTCTAATTCAACAGTCACTGTTGCATGTGTAGGAACATAGGAAAAACCAGCGTTATGCCCTGGTGGTAATGATAATTTTCCCTGAAATTGTCCGGCGGGAATGTCAAATTTAGATGTATTAACTGGAACATAATCTATATTGGCCTCTAACGTAATATCGAAACTTTTTACAATTACAGGGACATTATTGAACATATAATCACCTAAATAATTGAAAATTAATACAGGCGGTGGAGTTCCAGCTTTATTATACGGATTTATACCGAAATACATTTTCGTAACGAAACGGAAAAAGTGTATCACAGCTAATAAATACAATGCCTCTTCATCTGATTGGGCCGTAAATTCAGCAGAGATAGAAATGGGCTTAGGATATGATCTTATGAATGCGTTGTATCCAAAATTAGAATGGATAAAACTACTCGGATCATATTCAGCAGCAGTACCTGTTGTGACAGATGGTGTATATGGAAAAAGAACACCATTCGTCACGTGGAGGATTGATAATAAATTTTCCGCGGTATTCTCCCCTAAAAGATCAACTATATTTCCTTTAGGTTGTAATTTAGCTCTAAAATCACGCTGTCCAGTTGGCATTGCGGTATGCTCCTTTATGCTTATTTATCAAAGGAATTAACCACTGCTTTTATCAAGAACATTTCTTGACTTTCTGTTGCATATCAGCTACAGTATATGTAAGAACCCCTTTTTGGAGAAAACTAATGAATATCATTTTAGATGACGAAGACGAAATCCCCGTAACCATTCCTATGGTTGCAGTTAAGAAAGTAAATTATCTTAACAACAAGGATATGTTAAAGGAAATTCACAGAAGCAAGAATTCTTTCTGCGAATTTACAGACAGGACCAAACATTATGACTATGATGTAATTGTAGAAGATGTCCAGGACATTTTCAAAACTGAAGTTCAAGATCAAGCTAAGATTGCAAGGGCAGCCCGAATTGCTGCAACTGCTTATGAAGCGGCATTGGCTACTACAGTCATTACCACAAAAGCAGACAAACCGAAACTTTCTGAATTCAAATTCAAGCCAGATACATTATCAGTAGACGACCTTGTATTCCGAGTGGTGACATATGAACATATTCCGCTCGCACCAGGGCGTAAGAAGAATCCTAAAAACACCGCAGATTCATATGTGAAATTGAATTTTCATCCCTATAAACACTATATCATTGAAAATGGTGCAGCTAAAGAAGTTGGTCGCTCGCATTCTAAGAATGGAAAATTTAGCCTAACACACGGATCCATGACCAACAAGCTTGCGCGTATGTTCATCCTTATGGTGAACAAATATGGTCAGCGTAGCAACTGGCGTGGATACACCTATTTAGATGAAATGAAGGGACAGGCCTTATTGCAACTTTCACAGATGGGTTTGCAATTCGACGAATACAAATCTGACAATCCATTCTCATATTACACAGCAAGTATTTCAAATAGCTTTACCCGTGTACATAATTTAGAAAAGA